GTTCGCAAGAGAGTCATCGTGCGGTCAATGAGCTTCCGTTCATCACCGCCTTCTTCCATTGAGCTGACCACGATTGACAGATGGTCAAGGATGATCCATTTGCAGTCGAGGGCTTTTGCAAGATGCCTGACTCGCGACAGTAGATGGTCCACTTGGGTTGATCCGAAGTGGTCATATAAGTATACGCGACCAGTACCAAGGGTATTGTCAAAAGCCAAGCGTAGCTCATTTTCATTTATTTCTTCTCTGTTCAGCGCTATACGTTTGTTGAGATAAAGACCCATCAATCCTAGCGCTGTTGTCTTGACGGATTCTTCTAGCATAATCATTCCTACTCTCTCGTTTTGATTGAGCAGGTGATATGCAATCTCTCTGACAATGGCAGACTTACCGATACCCGATCCTGCCGTGAGCGTAACGAGTTCTTGCTGCCGTAGACCGTGAGTCAGCTTATTCAAGCATTCCCACGGGTATGGTATAGACTTGGTGTTCTCTAGCTTTGTAATAGTATCCCACAAGTCTGCGCCATTGATGATACCGTCTGGTCTATAGACTTGCGCAGTCCACATGGAACGAATAACTTCTTCACCCTTTCCAGAAACCAAACATTCGTTGGCATCTTTCAAAGGCAGTGTAGCTATCTTTGCCTTACCCGGCTCAAAAAGCTCAGCACACTCTTTTGCTGCTTTCTGTCCCGGCTCGTCCATGTCAAACATAAAGACAACAGTGTCATACCCACTCAGCCACTCAAGACTTTTCTTGACTGACTTAGCAGCAGATGCCGCACCGTTCGGAATACTCACTGTAGGCCATTTGTTTTGCTGTAGCTGGCTAGTTGACAAAGCGTCTAGCTCGCCTTCGCAAACTACGATCATCTTTCCTTGACCACTCCACAGCCACTGTCCGTAGAGATCAACACTCGAAGCGTCACCTAGCCATTTGAACGACTTGTCCTTAAAGCGGACCTTGCAAGCTATAGGCTGACGATCTTTGTTCAAGTAGTAGGCTAGTTGTGCAGGTTGTCCATCTACCTCGCCAACACGGTAGGACCAAAACCGACACGTATCTTCTCTGAGCTTACGTGCCGGTAGGTCTGCTGCTTCGCCTTGGAACGAGAGTAGACCTTCTTGCTTGAGACTCTTTTTGAGTTGAAGATTTTGCATCGCAAAGCTTTCGCCATTGGGTTGTGCTGGTTTTTCATAGTAGTGACATCCAAAACAGTAGCCGTGACCATCGTCATATCGACCAAGGTTGTTCCTTGAGCCACACGCAGGGCACGGCTCGTGCCATACAAAGTCGCTCCCACCGTGTGACCCATTGTTCATTCAGTTAACCACTCATCCGGTATGTTCTCATCAGCAAACTTAAAGCCATTCTTCTCACACCACATGGCGTAAGTAGTCTTGCTCTGCTTGCTAATGCGTTCCTTTGAACGTGAGAAAACGAAACGTATATCGAGTTCAGGAAACTGCTGCTTGACTAGCAGATGCTTTTGGCGATCAGCAGTCAAGAAACGGCCCTTTACCTCAATGATAATTCCGTTTGGTAAAACGAAATCGGGAGTGTATCGAGCATTCTTTTGAGGCTTCACGTAATTAATTACGCGCTCCTCATACTCGAAGTTCACTCCCTTTTCGAGAAGTGTTTCAGCTATGCGAGCTTCAAGTCCTGATCTGTAATCAGAAGTCCGCTGCGCTGCTGTTGGTTTCTTCGTTAGTTTCAAAGCTTGTAGTATCCGTGTCGCCATCGTTGGCGTCATAGACAAACGAACCTTCAACTGCGTCGAAACCGCTCGCCTCACGCTCGATGAGGTCAATAATCTGGACCTCCTTCAAGTTCAACCGACAACCCATCTTGGAGACAGAGATGTAACCAAGACAACGGATCGTAGAACCAGAGGTCAAATAAATATTAGAAGGAACTGGCCGTCCTTGAGCATCGAAGAAGCGAATCTTGTTAGGTTCACCGTCTCGTGTTTTACCGTAGGCTTTGAAACGAAACTCGATGTTGCCTGTAGGATCATCAGTTTCTTTATCAACTTCCTGCTTATACGGCAGATGCTTAGGCTTAATGCCAGATTCAGCAATTGCTTCTTTGACCTTTTCGATCAAAGGCTGTGCTTCCTTTTCAGGGACCAAGAGTGCAGTCTCGAAGTGACCGTCTGGGTCAGGCATGTTTCGGTTAGCCGAATCATTCCAACTATAAGGCTTATCGAGGCGAGTGTACTTGGCGAGACCCTTTGGAGAGATGTAAGAGATAAAGGTTTTCTTTTTCATCGTGTACTTCTTTCAGAGGTTATCGGTAGGATTACCGACCAGAGGTTAAAGTTCATCCCAAAGCTTTTGCAGATATTCTTCGAGCTGGTTGCCTT